TCGATGGGCTACGACGCGGGTTACGTGCAGACGGCGCCCGGCCGAGGCTACCAGAGGGACATCATCTACAATCACTGCGCGCTGGTCGACAAGGGTCGCTGCGGACCGCGCTGTTCCATAGGCGATCGTGTCTACGTTCAGGAGAAACCAATGGCCAAGACGAATACGCTGCGAAGCGGCCCTGGCACGATTCTCGGTCGGGCGAAGGATCGCCTGCTCGGGGCGGTTCGGGCTGGTCGCGTTGTCGACGAGGAGATGCTCGAGGAGACGCTCGGTGATGCCGAGCCAGAGGAGGGGCGCCGGGAGCCGGCGTTCGAGATTCACAATCACCATCACGCAGGAGGAGAGGACCGCATGCGACGCGCCCGCGACAAGGAAGAAGAGGAAGAGGACAAGCGGACCGAGGATCGCATCCGCCGCATCGTCGCCGATGCCATGACGCCTGTCCTGGACGCGCTCGACGCGCGTCTCAAGAAGCTGACAAGCGACAAGGAAGAGGAGGACGATAAGAAGGGCAAGGACAAGGAGCGCGAGGATGGCGAGACCGAGGACAACGAGAAGATCCTGGGTCACCTCGAGATGGAGGCTCCTCCGGGCACCAACGATCGCGCGCGTCTGCGAAGGGCCCGGGACAGTTCGTTCATGGCCGACTCGTTTCAGGAGACGGCTGCTCTCGCCGAAGTGCTGTGCCCCGGCATTCGCGTCCCGACCTTCGACAGCGCGGCGTCGCCGAAGAAGTCGCTCGACTCCATCTGCAATCTTCGCCGAACGGCGCTGGATCACGCGTACCACGCCGACGTCGCGGTGCGCCAGACCGTCGACGCCATCGGCGGCAAGAACTACGCGACCATGGACTGCGGTCAGCTTCGTCCGGTGTTCCTGGCGGCAGGCGAGTTCAAGAAGCTCGCCAACAACGGCGCGGGCGGCGGTGGTCGCACGACCGATGCTCGCGAGGGCTATCGCGGCGGCGGCGCAGTCGGTGGGCCGAAGCTGACGCTCGCCGATATCAACAAGCGCAACCGTGATTTCTACAGCAAGCGGGCCTGAGCCCGAGACAAGGAGACAGTGAGATGAGGAAGCTCTTCATGCCTCGTGCTCCGGCGATCGTTCGTCGGGACGAGGGAGTCTATCTGGGTCGCTCTCGCACCCGCGACGTGGCCTTTACTTATCGCATGGGAGCGGGGTTCGCTGGCGACGTCAATCGCACGCATCCGTTCTCGGTCGAGCCGTGTCTGATCGACGCGGCGGCACCCCCGCTCGGCTACGGCCTAGCTGTGCTCGTGGATCCCACGACCAACGGCGTTCGCCAGATGGCGGCTGGCGACAGCGGCGGCACGTACATCTACGGCGTCACCGTTCGTCCGTACCCGACACAGCAGCAGTCGGGCGGGATGAGCTCGGCCTTTGGCAGCGTCGCTCCTCCGGTCTCCGGCGTGATCGACGTGGCGAAGATCGCCTACATCATGGTGCCGATCGTCAATACCGGCGGCACACCTGCCGCGAAGGGCGGAGCGGTGTTCGTATGGGTGGCGGCCTCCGGCGGCGGCCATCTTCAGGGCGGCTTCGAGACTGCGGCCACGGGCGGCAGTACCATCGCGTTGCCGAACTACATGGCGACGTTCAACGGACCGGCTGATGCCAGCGGCATCGGCGAGCTGGTCTTCGGCGACTGATCGGGAAAGGAGAAACAGACATGCATCCCGAAATCTATAAGGGTCGTCGTAGGACTCTCGACAACCTGATGACCTTCGACAACCACGGCCATCGCACTCACGACGCGATGGGCAACGCGCTCGGACGTCCGTTCGAGTTCAACTTCCGGACACACGACGGCCGCACGTGCGACAGCACGGGCGCGTTTCTCGTGGGCGAGCTGGAGCGTCTCGACCAGACGATGCACGAGCCGCTCGCGGCCGTGTCGTGGGGACGGGACATCGATCTCCGCGAGGACGTCACCATCGCGGACGAGGTGTCCTCGTTCACTCTGTCGACCTACGGGTCGTCGGGCGGTCTCGGCACCGGCAACAGCGTCGGAAACGGCAAGGCGTGGGCCGGCAAGAACTCCGACCAGATCACGGGCGTCGGGCTCGACATCTCGAAGATCCCGAACCCGCTGACCATCTGGGCGATGGAGCTCAAGTACACCATCCCCGAGCTCGAGAGCGCAGCCAAGCTCGGTCGCCCGATCGACCAGCAGAAGTACGCTGGCATGCAGCTCAAGCACCAGATGGACATCGACGAGCAGGTCTACGTCGGCGACACCAGTCTGGGCGTGACCGGCATGGTGAACAACGCGGCCGTGACCAACGTGGGTCCGGTCGCCAACGGCGCGGCGGGCTCGCCGCTCTGGACGCAGAAGACGCCGCCCGAGATCCTGCAGGACGTGAACGAGATTCTCGTCTCGGCCTGGACGACCTCGGCCTACGCCGTCATTCCGACGAAGCTGCTGCTGCCTCCGCAGCAGTTCGGGTACATCTCCACGCAGCTCGTGTCTCAGGCCGGCAACATGTCGATCCTGAAGTACATCATGGAGAACAACCTGATGACCACGTCCGGTAAGGGAAAGATCGACATCTTCCCGGCCAAGTGGCTCGTTGGCGCCGGCAGCGGTGGCACGATCGGGACCGAGAACGGTCACGACCGCATGGTCGCCTACACGAAGGAGTACGACAGGATTCGCTTCCCGATGACCATCCTGCAGCGCACTCCGATCCAGTATCAGTCGATCTATCACCAGACGACATACTTCTGCCGTCTGGGCGTCGTCGAGGTCGTGTATCCCGAGACCATCGCATACCGCGACGGTCTGTGAGAGAGGAGAACACAATGGTCGACGAGATGGAGAAGGCTATCAAGGAGAAGAAGGGAGGCGGCAAGCCGCCTCTCGATTCCCACGCGGCGGTTCGAATGCAGCAGGAGGCCGACCAGAGGGCCAACGAGGCTGCCGCCGCTGATCGCGTGGAGAGTGCACGGATCGCTCACGAGATCGCCGAGCGATACAAGGAGCAGGAGAAGCTTCGTCCGATGCCTCCGATCACGCAGTGCACGGCCGCACGCGTTGCGCGACCGGACGACGAGATGGTGCTCATGTTCTTTCCGCGCCCGATGTTCATCTGGGCGGAACCGAACGAGCAGCACCGGATTCGTCACAAGGTGGCGTTCGGGCGCGGCATCCAGGAGGTTCCGGAGTCCATGAAGGACGACTGGTATCTCAAGGCGAACGGCGTCGAGGAGGTCGATCTTCCGAAGAAGCGCGAATCGGAGAAGTCCGAGGACAAGAAGCCTGAGGACGATAAGAAGACCGACGGCGACAAGAAGCCGGAGGACGTCAAGTCGTGACCGTCACCGTCGCCTCGTTCAGGCAGGACTTCCCGGAGTTCAACTCTACGGTGAACTATCCGTCCTCCGGGATCACCTTCTACCTGACGCTGGCGGGCCTGCTGATCAACCAGAATCGGTTTGGTCCGCCAGCGGCGACGGTGACTAATCCTCCGACGACCATCTACGACATGGCCGTCGAGCTGTTCGTCGCTCACCACGTCGTTCTCGAAGCGCGAGCGCAGCGCGCTGCGGCCGCAGGCGCGACACCCGGCGAGGCATCCGGACCCGTGAGCGGCAAGTCCACGGGGCCGATCAGCATCAGCTACGACGCCGGCGCCGCCGTCGACGAGAAGGCGGGGCACTGGAACGACACCGAGTACGGTCGTCGTTTCTGGCAGCTCGTGCGCATGTTCGGGGCTGGTCCGGTGCAGCTCGGCGTCGGCGGCTTCCCGCGCGGTCCCGTATTCAACGGCGTACCGCTCGACGGTCCGGCATGGCCGGGCTTCATCTTTCAGGGACTGGGATCGATCAACTGATGGCTCGCTCGGGCGTTGTCACTGTCATCGACAACACGCGACGCCTGACGCAGGCGCTCGACGTGCTGGCGAACACGCGCGTCATGGTCGGCATCCCGGCCGCGAACGACGAGCGCGAGGACGGCGAGGTGACCAACGCCATGATCGGCTACTGGATGGAGAACGGCATACCGGAGCGCAACGTTCCAGCGCGCCCGCATCTTGGACCCGGCGTCAAGGATGCGAGGAACAAGGTGACGGACTACCTGAAGCAGGCCGGCAGACTGGCGCTGGACGGCAGGCCTGACGCCGTGACGCGCGCGTACATGGCCGCAGGCCAGACCGCCGTGACGGCCATCAAGGCGCGCATACGCGCCGGCATCCCTCCACCGCTGGCCGACAGCACGCTGCGGCGTCGGGCGAGTAGGCGCAAGGGCGCCCGCCTGGAGCTCGCGGCTCGCGCGGCCGGGCAGGCGCCGAGCAACGATCACGTGACGCCGCTGATCAATACCGGTCAGTATCTCGCGGCCATCACGTTCGTGCTGCGAAACGTGACAAAGGTGAGAAGCTATGTCGGTCGTCTCGCCGGAAAGAAGTCCAGGTAGATGCCCGAGATCGACGTAGCCCTGGAGGTAGTTCTCGACCCGATGATCGCAGCGACCTCGTTCGTGGTCGTTCGACGCAGGTCAGTGACCGACAAGAACGGCTTCCAGCAGAACTCCGCGGTGCGCGTGCCGGCCATAGGCAGTGTCACGCCGGTCGGGAACAACGACCTCGATCGCGAGGACGGATTTCAGTCGCAGCATCGTACGCTGCTGGTCGTCACGCGCACCGCGCTACGTCCCGAGGCGGAGGACCTGAACGGCTTCAACTGGCAGCCGGACCTCGTGTACTGGAACGGAAACTACTATCTCGTCAAGTCCCTGGAGGACTTCGGTCAGTTCGGCAACGGCATGTACGCGGCCACGTGCGAGATCTTCGACTACAACGCCAACGCGCCGTCGAGCAACCCGCCCGTCTACGGCTTCGAGGACTATCGCACGGGCGTCTACACGACGATTCTTGGAGCTCTGCCATGGGCGTGATACAGGTCCCAGACATCAATGGTCAGCCGCAGGAGGTCTGCTTTCAGCAGCCCGGAACGCCGAGCGACAGATCCGGCACGTGCGACGGCAACAGCGACGTCGTCCTGGAGGCGGTGCCGACCGGCAGCACGCGCGCGGGCTGGCTCATCCAGAACAAGAGCACGGCGGGCAATCTGATGTTCGTCAACGACCTCGGCAGTCCGGCAGACCAGAGCCCGACGTCCGTCATACTTCAGCCCGGAGAGAGCTTTCCACCCCCCGGCTACCCGATCACTCAGGGCGAGGTCCAGGTTCTCGGCGCTGTTGGCGATAACTACATGGCGCGCGAGTGGTGACACCTAACACCAGCGCGAGCGGGGGGACGCTTCAGCCGACGACGCCGTCTCCGCCGCTCAGTGGACAGGACCTGCTGATCTTTCTGCAGAACTGGCTGGCGCCGCTCACGACGCTCGACACCACTCTCGTGCGTCCGCGATGGCAGGCCGAACCGTCTAACATACCGGATGCCGGCGTGGCGTGGATGGCGTTCGGGTTCGTCGGCGAGGAGGACTCGGACACGTTTCCGTATCAGTCGCAGAGCGCCGATGGTCTCACAACGACGCTCCTGACGAACGAGGAGATGACGCTGCTGTGCAGCTTCTATGACACGGGCGTCACCGGAATGGCCGATGCTCTGTCGCGTCTGCTTCGCGACAACGTGCGGATTGCCCAGAACCGGGAGCCGCTATATCTGCAGGGATTTGATCTGGCGTACGTTCGGCCGAGGGTGCAGGTTCCGTCGACGCTGAGCAACAGATGGCTTCTGCGCGTCGATCTTCCGATCATCGTGCGCTGCCAGTTCCAGAGAAAGTATCAGGTGCTCAGCTTGCTGAGCATGAGCGGCACGGTAACAACCGACAGCGGGTACTCGTTCCCGGTGTCAGCAGACGCAGGAGACTAAAGACATGGCGCAGAATCTACCCGTCTCGCGTCTGGTGCAGGTAAGCGTCGAGCTGACGCCCGTAGCCTCGCCGGCGCCGAACCTCTCGACGATGCTCATCCTCGGTGACAGTCCGGTCATCGACACCGTGACCAGGATGATGGAGTTTTCTAGTCTTGCTCAGGTTGCGCTTTACTTCAGCAACAACGATCCGGAGTATCTTGCGGCCGCCGCGTGGTTCGGGCAGAGCCCGACGCCGGACACCGTGAACATCGGCAGATGGGCCAAGCAGGCGACGCATGGACAGCT